CACCAAAACCTTCACAATGTTCGATATATATGACGAGATGGTTGTCGTCAGCGTCAACCCTGAGAATGCAGACTACACAAATCCCCGTGGGGAGCGGCACGGTCTGATCTACTTTGTGGCGGCAACAAACGAGTACGGTGACCGCCTGCAACACAACCGCTCTTTCCGCACCGAGGGCGAGGCCGTGGCGCTTCGCAACAAGGTCTGGCAGCACGTAGAGGCAGGCGGCAAGCTGGACGGCAAGTGCTGGACGCCCGGTCGGGCGGTGTACGGGTCTGACGCCTACGTTGCTTACGGTCAAGACGACGACTGCGCATGGGAGCGCCGGTGCGACGAGGACGAGGCGATGGGTCTGCGTTGATCCACTATATAAAGAGCAGCAAGTGACAAAGAAGACAGAGCCAGCCAAGAGGCCGGTCGGCAGGCCACCAGCGCCGCCAACCGTGCCCCTGCACATCCGCGTTCGCACCACCATGCGCGACTACTTTATTGAGATAGGCGGCACCCGAGCGTTCAGGCGCTGGCTGACCGAGAGGGCGGCGAAGGAAGGGAAAACCCTTGATTGAGGCACAAGCAAGGCCCGTGCCAAGTTGACAAAAGGGCCATAATTTCTGTAGTGCACCAATTTGGTGAAACCGCACAGAACCTCGCAGGAGGCTCGATCAGGAAGGTTCTGGTGGGGTAGTGGCTTAAAAAGATTTCGACGCCTTCTAGGCCCCATTGCGGCCCTTCTAGGGGCATACGGGTTAACCCCTGATTTGTGGATAACTCGGCCTTTTCGGCCAAATTCTGTGGGGATAAAGTTCGTTTGAGGTGTGGATAAGCGGTTATGCACAGGGGTGTGGATAACAACAACCTGTGGATAACGCAAAAACGTATGTGAGCGGTCGCTTCAGAGTTGCTTGGGCTGATTTTGCTTTATATAGAGGCCAATGCAATACCCCTCAGTTCTTGTCGGGATTAAACGATATTTGTGGACAAGCTTTAATTTGAGGTTACACTACCATCACTGCAATCGAGCAGGCAAACAGAAAGAAAGCGAATCATGGAATCACTTTTGGTCACCATTAAGACAGTTTACGGGAAGGAAATGATTTACCCCGCAAACGTGGTCGCACAAATATTTGCTGACATTGCCGGCCAGAAGACGTTGAGCAGGGCAACCCTCAAGCACGCCCAATCGCTGGGCTTCAAGGTCGAAGTCAAGCAGACCGCAGAACTGGATTTGTCATGAGAGCGCCCGGACAAGTATGGCCACCAGTATCTGTTAAATGATTAATTTGACCCCCCATGCCATCACACTGCGGACACCCGCAGGTGATGTGACATTCCCGCCATCAGGCCAATTGGCCCGTGTTTCCACCATTGCCACGCTTACGGGCGCGGTGGTGGCTGGCGTCCCTGTTGTCCGCAACACCTACGGCCCCGTAACGGGGCTGATCCGCGACTCGCACGGCATACCAGTGCCCTGCATTGTGTCTGGCATGGTGCTGGGCGCACTGCCTGCCGGTACGCCGAATGTCTACGCCCCAGCTACGGGCGCAACTGCAATCCGCGAGGGCGGTCAGGTGGTGGCAGTGACCGAATTGGTGGCAGCATAATGGATCAAGAATCAACCCTGAGCAAATGGATCATTGGTACAATGTTCGTTGCGTTTTTGGTGGCGTTATGCCTGCTGCCAGACCTCATTTAGCGAATGGAAAGCGAATGGAAACCAATTCGGTTTAAGCTGGTTACATCAAACAATACGGAGAGAGAAAATGGCAGAACGAATTTATGTCGTCCACGGGCAACAAGGCACGCGGCTAGTCAACGCAAGCTTGCGCCAGCAGGCCCTGAGTCATGTTGCAAACAAGATGTTCAGCGTCTCGGTGGCAAGTCAGACGGATCTGGTCAAGCACCTCACCGCAGGGGTCAAGGTCGAGCAGTACCTCGCACCAGAGGCGGAAGAGTAGCAAGTCGGTTACTATGCGGCAACCAAGGACAGGCCATGAAACCAGCCGCAAAGCCATCACAACGCCCCACAGCAGCCCCGAAGCCAAAAGCCAAGGGGTTGGTAGCCAAACAGCCTGTGGCGGCTCCCAAGAAGATCGGCAGACCAAGCACGCACACAGCAGAGATCGCACAAGAGATCTGCCGCCGCATCAGTACAGGAGAGCCTCTCCTGCAGATATGCAAGGATGACAGAATGCCGGAGCGACGAACGTTCTACGATTGGGTGGCACGCAGTGACAGTCTTTCTGCCCAGTTCGCACGCGCCCGCGAGGAAGGTTGCGACGCCATGGCCGAGCAATCACTGGCCATCATGGACGGCGAGCCGCTGGCTGTGTTCGACGAGGCCGGGAACAAGCGTTACGATCCCGGCAGCATCTCTTGGAACAAGAACCGCGCAGAGCACCGCCTCAAGCTGCTGGCTTGCTGGAACCCCAAGAAGTACGGCACCAAGGTGGCGCTGGGCGGGGATCCCGGGAACCCGATACAGGTTGAGGCTCAGGTGGAGGCTGACGGGTTTCTCGCAGCGATCATGAAAAACGCCGAGCTTAAGAAGCAAGTCAAGGCGCATGAGTGACATTGCGCAGATAGTCTCGGACCCGGAGGTTAAGAGGCATCTTGCGCTGGCCAGCCCTGAGTACCGGCTGGCGTGGTCATGGCGGATGTCATGGTTTGCGTTGCAACATGAGCATCAGGTCTTGCCGCCGGGGGACTGGTGGTCTATATGGCTGATGCTGGCTGGGCGGGGGGCTGGGAAGACCCGCACGGCTGCCGAGCAGATAGCGTGGTGGGCATACGAGCAGCCCGGCACCCGCTGGCTGGTGGCTGCCCCCACCTCTGCCGACGTCCGTGGCACCTGCTTTGAGGGTGACAGCGGCCTGATGACCATCATCCCTAAGTCACTGGTGGCGGACTACAACAAAACCGCCCATGAGCTTCGCCTGACCAATGGCAGCCTGATCAAGGGTATACCCGCATCCGAGCCTGAGCGGTTCCGGGGGCCGCAGTTCCACGGTGGCTGGTGCGACGAGCTTGCGGCGTGGGACTATATACAAGAGGCGTGGGACCAGATCCAGTTTGGCATGAGGCTAGGCAAGCGCACCCGGATGATCTGCACCACCACGCCGCGCCCCAAGGATCTGATCATTGAGTTGATCGGGCGAGAGGGTGACGACGTCGTGATGACGACCGCCTCGACCTACGCCAACCTGTCCAACCTGTCCGACAACTTCAGGAAGCAGATCCTCGCCTACGAGGGCACCAAGCTGGGGCGGCAGGAGATCTACGCCGAGATCATCGACCCGGAAGAGGGCGGTATCGTCAAGCGGGAGATGTTCAAGCTCTGGCCAGCGGGTCTGCCGTTCCCCAAGTTTGAGTACATCATTCAGAGCTACGACGTCGCGACCAGTGAGAAGGCGCAGAACGACCCGACCGCCTGCATCACCTTTGGGGTGTTCAAGCCGCAGGACAGCCCCATGAGCGTCATGGTGATCGACTGCTGGCAGGAGCGCATGATGTATCCCGACCTGCGCCCCAAGGTGATCGAGGAGTACGAGACGGTGTTCGGGGAGGGCAAGGACAGGAAGCGGGTGGACCTCCTGCTGATTGAGGACAAGAGCGCCGGGATCAGCCTGATCCAAGACCTTCAGAGGGCTCACTTGCCTGTGAGGGCGTACAACCCCGGACGGGCCGACAAGCTCCAGCGGCTGAACATTGTGAGCAACATCATCGCCCGTGGCCGGGTATGGATTCCTGAGAGCGACAACCGCAAGGGCTACGTCAAGGACTGGGCGGAGGGGTTCATCAGCCAGATCTGCTCGTTCCCCGAGACAACGCACGACGATTTGGTGGACGCCTGTACGCAGGCCCTGCGCTACCTGCGCGATGCTGGGTGGCTGGAGATTGACCCACCGCCTGATGACGCATGGGACGAGGACGACTATGCCGACACCGGACGGGTCAGGAGGGTCAACCCCTATGCAGCCTGACCAAGCTGTGGTAGAGTTTGCCTGTTGCCGTAGGAAGCGACGAGTTGAAGGCCGTTTACACATGCGTTACGCCTTGCCTGATGATGGGTCGTTGATTCATGAGGCAAGGTTCCTACCGAGCGCAGTTGTAAACGGCTTTTTTGCGTCTATGTTTTCCTTCGCCAGCCCTCAGAGCGGGTTAGCTAACGGGCCAATGTCGGGGCCGCACTCATGTACCGATGGCATTGCAGTCGCGACCCCGATGCCGGTGGCGTTCCATAGCGACCACGAAAACGAGCAACCCAAACCGACAGCGGTTAGCCCACGTTACGGGCGCTCGATAGGCAGAATATGGCGTTCAGCGTGCAGCAGTCCTTCAGGATGGCTGAAGACCCTCAGGTCGGGAGTCTTGGGGTCGCGCTATGCCCAAACCACAAAGGTCCACTATGCAGCTTGATCCCAAGGTAGAGATGTGCGCCAACCGCTTTGAGTTGATAAGTCGGTGGGGGCAACCTGTAGACAAGGCGTGGGCGCGGAGTATGTTTGAGCTTTGGCTTGCCCAGCGTGATGATGCGCCTCAGAGTTATGATGCGGCAAAGCAAACACTGGGGCAAACATGATTGACAAGATCCGGCCAATAAATTTACCCAAGATAAAGCCAATGGAAACCGAGTCGGTTCCTAAGAAGCAATCGTTGAAGGAATGGGCAGCCGCCGGGGGTGGTGTTCCGACGCAGTACAAGGGGCGTGAGCATGTCTGGCACGGCAAAGTGAAGAAGTTTGCTGCTGGCGGTGAGGCTCATATGGGTGCCGGTGGCATACTCAAGAAGATGATCAAGTCTGCAACTGAAGCGCCGACCATCATTGTCCCAAGCCGGTTGAGTGAAACCAAAGAGGCCATCCGCCAAAAATCCGGGGACTACGCAGCAAGACGGCTCGAGCGTGCTGCGGACGAGATCCCCAACCTTGAGAAGCTGTACAAAGAGGAGGCCATCAGGCGGGCGTTCACTGGCGACAACGCCAAGGCCGTGGCGACCATGAAGCCGAAAGACTTCCAGAAGTACGCCATTGAGATACAGAAACAAACCAGCGTTGGCCCGAAAGCGGCAGCACTGGCCAGAAAAGGCGACATCTCCAAAGCCACCGTTCCGACCGATGAGTACATCAAGCACCTTCAGCGCGTTCGCGGCGGGTTTGATGATGTGCCTTTTCTGCAACTTTTTAAAGATGAAATTGGGGTTCCATCAAAGCCCCGAATTTCCGGTCATGAGGGCCGTCACCGAAATATGGCTATGGCCGAGAATCAAGAGCCGGCAGGCTTAGTACAGGTGTTTACAAGGGGCGACTTACGCGAGGGTCTCCCTCGCCGCCATCAAGACGAATACATCAACGCTCTCAAGGACGAACTTGAATTGAGCGGGAACCTAGTGTTCCCTGAGTCCAGTCCAATGTATGGCCGACCGCCAGTTGATTTCCCTGATGTGTACGCCAAAGGCGGGGAGGTACACATGGGCATTGGTGGTGCTGCCAAGGAGGTTGTTGGGGCCGGCATCAAGGGCGTTAAGAAGCTTCTAGGCGTTGCCGATGAGGTCCCCAAGGGGGTAGAGCCTATTGAGGTTAAAGCCAAGCCTGCAAAGGAAGTTAAAGCCGTAAATTACAGCCCCAAAGTTTTGGAATCAACTGCTGCTAGATTTGCTGACAAAATTTCAGCGGCTAACCCAAAGTTGTCTGATGAAGAGGTTGCCAAGAAGGCAATGAATCAGGCCATTAAAAAGTTGGAGTGGGAGCGCACGCAAAAGCCTGCACTTGAGAAACGTTATGGTGATCTTGTTAAATCATCTTATGCCGAATCCAATCCTCAAAAACAACAGAACACGCCGGAAGTGGTGAGGGAAAGGATACGCAAAGCCAATGAGTTCCTTGACCAGCCCACAGAACCTTGGACGCCTCCAAAGCCTGAGTTGCAGGCATTTGACCGTTCCGCTATCAAAGACGCACTGGAGGGGTTTCCCGGCGTTGAGCAATCAAGGTTTCCCCGTGATACACCAGCGCGTGCCAACATTGAACACGTTGAAGGGTTGTACACCGATCCAGTCAACCGCGCCTTGATTGAAAAGCAGATTAAGCGCGGTCTGCCATTAGGCGGGGAGTCTTTTTACGCCTCCCTGTATCCTGTGAAGCAGGCGGTACTTGAGGCGGGAATGCCTCCCGAAAAATTTGAAAAGTGGATTCACTCACTTGCGCCTGCCTCTGCTCGTAACTCCATCATGAACGAGATGGCCGTCGGTCAGTTCCTGCGCAACATGAATGCGCGTGGCATTCCTTTGACTGAGGAGAACGTCGCCAAGGAGATGGCCGCATACAAGGAGAAGTTTGGCGTGGGCCTGCCTTTGATGCCTATTCATCGCCAAGGCGTGCAGAACGTCCTTGAGGGCGGCGTGAACCTGCGCGACCAGAACCTTGCGAACATTCCTACCAACTACAAGATTCCAACTTACGGCACGCAAAAGGCTGGCGACTTTGGCAAGTCGGTAGTGCTGGATGTGCATGAGGCTGGAGGCCAGACGCAAGGCAGCCGATTCCACCCTTACTTTAACGAGCAAGGTGGGTTTGGCAACACCGAGTACGGCGCGGGAGAGCAGGGTTTGCTGGGCATCGCTGAAGACCTTGGCATCCCCGGAGGTATGGCTCAGGCTGGACGTTGGTTTGGTGGCGGTGAGTTGACGGGGTTGAGGTCGCCAAGGGGTGATGCGCTTGATCTGCTTGAGAAGCAGGTGGCTTTTACGCTTAAACAAAAAGGCGTGCAGCCTAACCCGGCTAATGTGCGTGCAGAAGTTCTTAGACAGATTGAGACGGGCGAGGGCGACCTTTTGCCTTACTACCGCAAGGAGGGTATGCCTGATGTGCGCCAGACTGGCCTGCAACGCGCCGAAGGCGGGGACGTCCACATGGCTGAAGGCGGGGAAGTCCACATGGACAACGGCGGAGATCCCCGTGGGGAAATGAAGGCGTATGACCCCACCATGAGGGAGCGCATGGCTGATGCGCTCCAGAGTGGCTTAGAGGGCCTTGGCGGCAACCGTTACAAGTCCCGCCGCACTGCTCAGACTTTGATGGGCGGACCCAGCAGCAACGCGCCAATGAATTTGGGGTTTGCTGACGCCGTCCCCTTCTTGGGTACTGCCCTTGGCGTTGACGAGGGTGCCAGAGATCTTGGGGAAGCATACGACGCCGTCAAGCGGGGCGACTACATTGACGCAGTGGCGAGCACTGCCGGAGCAGCAGCAGGACTAATCCCCGGCGCGGCTGGGACAATCAAGGGGATCAAGGGTGGACTAGAGAGGGCACGACAGTCGCCTGCTCTTAACAAAGCAGCGGAGAAAGTGGAGCGTGGTGCGCTTGACTTGGTAAAACCAAATCTTGCTTTAACCCCAAGTAAAATACCACCTCTGGCCACAGAGGCGAAGACTGCGCAAGCAGGGAAATCAACAGGAGTTGCATATGCAACAAAACAAGAAGGCCCGTTCTATCGGGTCACCCCAACAAATCTTGACACAAGCGCAGCAAAAACTCGCGGAATTAAAGAAGCGGATGGGCTATCAAGCTCCGCCCCTCTCGGAGGAGGAGCAGAACAATCTGGACGCGAAGTTCCGAAATTCTTATCGTCAGAAGAGGTGGGTCGAATAATTGCTGACCCAGTCGCAAACGAGCCACTGAACATTGCAAAGAAGTACACGCAAGACACCCAAGGCGTGGACTTCGGCGTGCCGCAGGTTCCAAGTAGCTCGTTGGCAAAACAATCAGGGATTGCTCGCACCTTTGACTTGGCTGTCCAAGGATCGCCCGAATACAAGTCTGCAATCTTCGGGGCCTATGGCCGGGAGATGCCCGACCTGATGGAGAAGATTGGCGCAAAGAATTACGACGACCTGATGGAGAAGGCATACCGCCAGATGGCAAAGGAGACCGACGAGCAATTCCGGAGGCTGCCGTTCAACTTCTCATACCACCGGGCTGGCGAGGGGAACTATAACGGGGCCAAGGATATGGCTTCTGATGTTCATGGCAACAAACACTTGTACGTCTATCAGGGTGGCGACAAACACGACTTTTTGCACAACGTCGATCCGCAAAGCGGTTTGAATGAGAACGAGAAGTTTCGTGCCGTCCATGATCTTTTAGGCCACGCAATTTACGGCAACGAGTTTGGCCCCAAGGGTGAAGAAATGGCATGGGCAGTTCACCAACAGATGTACTCGCCGCTTGCGCGGATGGCCATGACGGCTGAGACCCGTGGGCAAAACTCGGTGGTCAACTACAGCCCGTTGAATGCCAAACTTAAACAGACCATAGCGGAATATGAACGCTTGGGGAACGAAGCACTCAGGCGTGGCGACAAAAAATTTGCAAAAGAAATTGCTGAACTAAAAAAGCAGGCTTATTTTGGTTTTGAGTTTGCCCCAAACAAGGCTGTCCTACTGCCTCCTGAGTTTATGAATCCTCAGTTTTCTGGTGGCATGCCTAACTACCTTGCTGCCGCAAACAGGCCGACACCGGGAACTTCTATTCAATCGCCGCTGACTCATTTCAGCAACGAGCCGGGTTTAACTTTTACTGATCCCCGGAAGTACGGCACTGGCATCAAGGGGGCGGAGGCTGACCGCCTGATGAACTATCCCGGTGCTGTGCGCGATCGTTCGTACTTCTACATGGGTGAGCCCGGTACCGTCTTACCTGAGCCGGGTTTGGGTGTCAATCGCTACCGTGGCGAGGCATCAAGCCTGTACGACATCACGCAAGACCCGTTGGACTTCCGAGTGCTGGCCCGCGAAGCTAACCGCACGCCCTACACATCGAGGGTCAACCAAGGCGTTACCTATCCTTTGCAGGAGGCCAACGACATGGAGCGCCTTGTAAGTGAATACGGCTACCAAGGCATGGCCAACCCCAAGGCAACCAAGCCCACTGCCATCATGTTTGGCCAAACACCAGTGCAACGTCAAAAGCGTGGTGGGCTGTCATCAATAAAGTGAGCACCACATGGCAACCCAATTCCCCATAGACCCAGAATTCAACCGCTTCATTGGCGGCAACCCCGATCAGGACGTTGAGTCCGGGGGCGAGGAGGTGGAGCAAGTCGTTGACATGCCCGAGATGGACGACGCTGATCTTGAGGAACTGCCAGACGGCAGCGTTCGCGTCACCCTTGACACCAAGGGTCCTATGGACGATGAGGACTTTTACCAAAACCTGTCTTCCAGCGACTTGATTAATGACGTTGACCTTGGCAGTCTAGCCCTGCGGTACATTGAGCTAGTCGAGAAGGACAAGGACGCACGCAAGCAGCGCGACAAACAGTACGAGGAGGGCATCAAGCGCACGGGGATGGGCAATGACGCCCCCGGTGGGGCTAATTTCAATGGCGCGTCTAAGGTTGTCCATCCTGTAATGGCTGAGACATGCATTGACTTTGCTTCTCGCGCCATCAAGGAGATGTTCCCGCCTGACGGCCCAACAAAGACCAAAATCTTGGGCGACGTTGATGAGGAAAAGACGGCGATTGCAGAGCGCAAACGCGACTTCATGAACTGGCAACTTACCGAGCAGATTGAAGAATTCCGCGACGAGCAAGAGCAGATGCTGACCCAGTTGCCACTGGGCGGCTCGCAGTACCTAAAGCTCTGGTACGACCAGAAGAAACGTCGCCCGTGCGCTCAGTTCCT